GCATATTAGACCAGACGGTCAATGCAAAATATGCCGCCATGAAATTTATAGGAGGCATTATCAAAACAATAGAGAAAAAGTTCTCGAAAAACAAAAAGAATATAGGGCTAAAGAGCCGGAAAAAGTAAAAGCGAATAAACGAAAATGGGTTATAAAATCCAAGGAAAAAAACAAGGGAACATTTAATAATTTAACAGGAAAGAAACTCTGGTATGCGAGCAGACTCAAAAACATCATTATTGCCATTAGCAAAATCAAACGTCACTACGTCAACTATAGAATCGATGCGGGAATCAGCAAACAAGATGATTCAAAAAATATTAGATGGTGAAACAGTAGACTTTGATAACATCAATTCATTCTGCGATTTATCGCATGTCATTATCGAAAGTCTCAAGGTTGAGATAGCGTACAAAAAAGTTACAGGCAGTAATCAGCCCATAAAATATATCGAGGGAAAAAGTTGAGTTATTCGGGATTTCCTAATAACTGAATTACGATAAGTCAATTAAAAAATGTTTACTTGAAATCGAATTTTTACAGTGAACATTTTTATCAGGTCGAAATATAATAAAACCTCGTTTATATTGCATTATCAGTGTTTATGCGGCTTAACGAGTCACCTCTCAAAACAAAGAACTTGCTTATGTAATAAAAACCATTAAAATGCCACCTTTTATAATAATTATGGGTGGGTGATGGCAAGAAAAATAAAAGGCGTTGCTAACGTGTTATCGGCCGAAGAATTCAAGCGATTACTCAAAGTCATCTCTACCACGCGCCATGCATTGCGTGACAGACTCCTTATCCTTTTATCTTTTGGTTTGGGGTTACGGGCAATGGAAATAGCGGCCTTGAAGCTTAATCAAGTGCTAGATAATGATGGAAAGATAATTGAATGTATTAAACTGACAAAAACAAAAGGTGACAAGCCACGTGAGATTTTTATTGCTGATGAAAGGATAAAAAAAGCTGTATTAGAATATGTAGATTATAGAAAAGTATTAGCAGCAAAAAAACGTGATGTTTTTGGTTTGTATCAACCCTTAATTTTATCACAGCGTAATAGTCATTTTTCTAGTGCATCTATTAGAGTCTTATTCAAAACTATTTATAAAAACTCTGGCATAAATGCAACATCTCATTCAGGCCGTAGACAATTCGCGACTAACCTTATCGAGAAAGGAATTGACATTAAAACACTTTCAACGTTAATGGGTCATGAGAGTATTGCTGAAACTGCAAAGTATATAAATACTAATCCTGAAACATTAAAGCGCGTTATTGTGAATGCTCTATTTTAAATTTTCATGGATACACAGCCCCGCCGCCCATAAATGCAAGGCAATAAAAAAACAACACAACAAATCCGGCTCCTATTAAATTATATAAAATCTTAACCCATTTTTTATCTAAAAATGAGTCATACCATCCTTTATCTGTTTTCATATTTCTTCAACCTCTATAGTGCATTCATATTCTCTATGTCCTATCATATCATAAGCCTTTTGTTCTGCTTCCTTCTCGTTTTCTGCTTCGACTTCAGCCGATATTTCAATACCAGCATTAACATATACACTATATCTAGGCATTATCTAATTTCTCCATTAATAAATTTCAAGACCAAAATCAGACCTTATTGCTTGGACTTGTTTTAGAAAAATAGCCGCCTCAAGAAAGCATTTTTCTTTTGTTTTTGAAGAAAACTCATAATTTATTGTGTCACTCTCTTCGTTTACAATACTTGCATTAATGCAATATCCATTAATAGAAGATGTAAAATTAAATTTATACCCTCTTCTTTTAAAAGCTAATTCAACATCTCTGCAAGTTCTAAGTATTTCACTTAATTCTACTGCAATGCGAAGGTTGATATCTGTCATTATTTTTTAACTCCACTAGGAAATTCATCCATATACTTCCAATGCGTTACAAATTGTTGTCTCGTATAAACCCTATATTTGTCGGTAAATGGATCGTATATCAACCATACACCCTGCTCCTGATGTGCTGTAAATACATTAAAAAACCCTTTGCCATCATTGATAAAAATTCTCACTGGTATATTTTCTTTTGGCAACTTCCCATCTTTTTTAATTCGCATCCAATTTCGCTTTTTCATCTTGATTTCCTTTTACTTGAATAGATTTCTAAGCAATATCCCATAAGCGCCGCCGACAACCATTAAGCATGTTGTTTTGTCTACGTTATAAACATGAGGCAATGAAATGAAAGTTATAATTAGACCCACGGAAAATAAAGCCCACAATGTTCTAGGAAATTCATTAATCATTGTAAATATCTCCAATTAAAACGACACGCCATTACTTTTTTTTGTAAATCTTGTGTTGGTTTATTAATATAAAGCGTTACAAAAAAAGATATCGCTATTACAATTATAAACATTCCTATCATTTTCATTAATTCAAAATCCCACTTTCTAGCAAACACGGATAAGATTTACTTAGCATAAAAAGCATTTTGCAACGAGAACAATAATGCCCAAACATTAAATTCTTGTTTGGTGTTTCCATTGTATCACCGTTAAAAAATAACTCGCCTTTAAAGCAATTCTCGCAAGTGAATTTAATAATATCCACAACGGTTTTCGTTTTAAATTCTGGCATAAATTATTTTGCATGTAGTACAAACATATCAATCTTGTTCTCTACTAAGTCATTCAGTAGTGCAACAAATAAATCTCGCATTTGTTCCATTGGAATTTTATCAATATCTGACATTATTAATAATTCACGGTATACAAAACGAGACAAAGAAATTGGAATAACTTCCAGCGCTTTTAAATCTGGGTGTGATCTATAAAATTGTGTTAATGCAGTCGATAAGGATGAATGCAATAATTGTTGAAGTGAGTGTATCACTTTATCTTTGCGTTCTATCAATAATTCTTCGGATATGTTGTCGGATTGTTCCATTCTAACCTCATAATAATTTCTCAGTCTTTAGAAGAGAGTCCATTTTTTTAAGCGCAGCTTCTAAGTTAATACCATACGCCGCTATCAAAAAATTATCCTCTCTAATTGGCTTATATTCGTATGTCAATGTAATTGCTTTTCCCTCACCGACTCTTTCAATATTTAGCCAAAACTCTTGCCCCTTAACAGTCAATTTTGCAGGCACATTTATTAAATTCATAGCGTCTCATTCCCTAGTGAAAGACAAAAACGCCTGAATATACAGAAATCAATAGGTTATAGGTACAAATTTTCACATTTAAGCCATTATCCTTAGTGGCTCAATCCTATAAATCATTGATTATATTAATACGTTTATACGTCATAATCAATGGATAAATGTCTATATAATTCAGTTGCATATAATTAAAACTATTTTTTCTTAAATGGTTGCAATTAGTTCGTTTATGCGTCATAATTACCCATGTAATGAGGGAGGGCAATCATGAAAACATATAGAGTAACTTTTCGAGAATGGATGTATCAGGAAAAGGAAATAATTGTCAGCGCTGATTCTAAAGATCAAGCGATAGAACTTGCTCGCGATGAAATGTTTTGCCCAAAACTTACTGAAAATAATCTTGCAGAATGGTATGGCTCTAAGTTTAGAGAACTAAAACCGAAAACAAGAATTATGAGGAGGGCGCAATCATGAGACATTCAAACATTAAACCTGTTAAATTTATTGAAAGGATGAAACTCAAAAGGCAAAGCATTGCTTATGTAAGATATATTGAACGCGAATCTCTTTTGAATAAAAAATTATATGATCTTAGAAAGCAACACAATGAGGAAGAAAAAGGACTTTGGGAAGAAAGAAAAATACAGCATGAAAAATATATGCGAGAATTTTTACATTATAAAACGATTGAAGAATCAAAAAATAATCTTGACATGGATAGGCATAATTTTAATAGGATCGCAACGAAAGTCAGCAAGCTTACTCATAAATATTGGGATCTTGATAAAAATGCAATAGATGATGTTTATGATCAAATCCCTATGTACTTTACTACACCTCTAGCTCCAAACCCTTACAAAGAGGAGCGATCTTTTCGCGGTTTTGACTCTATTAACTTATTAATAAAAAAAAGACATTAACAGGAGGATTAAATTATGAGAGCTATTAAAATTGACGCACACAATCGAAAGATAACTGAGATAGATATTGATGGTTTAGATGATATGCAAAAGGCAGTTGGTGGTTTAATTGAGCCAGCATTCTATTATCCTGATGGCTCATGTTGCATGGTTAATGAGGAAGGTTTGCTTAATGGAATAGATATGTTCTTTCAATCTAAGTATGGCGAACATCCTTTTGCTGGCGATGGTTTGATAGTTGGTGCAACCGATGACGAAGGCGAAACATTGCCTTGCTCGCTAGATATCGATTTAGTAAGGAAATCAACATGCTTTATGGATTTACCTACATTGCAGCTTTATTTAGCATTAAATGAGGATAAATAATTTAAAATGTATTACCGTTGCCCAAAATGTCTTCAGTTGTCGAGTGGAAAGAAGTGCGTCTATTGCGTAAAGAAAAAAGCGCGCTAGTAAATAGGGCGCGAATACGTCATAATGCGCGTGAGTATGGCTTGAGCGGGATACATTAAAGAACTAACCATTCTTTTTGACGCCAAGCGCCACATAACACTAGATTGCTGTATCCGTCTGTGGTGGTAGAAAAGTGTAGGTTCCTTGGTTGGTTACTAGGGAGCCGCTCAAGCCATATTTAAAACTAGAATAATAAAAATTAAAACTTCTAAAGGACGATAATATGAAGTTACTCACGACAAGACAGGTGGCCGAAATAATTACCCAGCGATCGGGTAATCCGATAAGCATTCGTCAAGTTCAAAAGGAAATCAAAGCGGGATATATCAAGGCAGATAAAATCGGCGGTACATATTTAATAAAAGAAGCTGCGCTTAATCATTATGAGCGTAGGCATCCAGGCGTGCAGGGTAAAAAATGACAGACAGAGAACTAAAAGATTTACTAATGGGATCGATAATTGCATTCGGTTATCATTATACAATGTGTGAAAAATATAAAGCATTGGCAAAAGATGATGATACTTGGAAAGACGCGGTCATTAAATCAGAGGATAAATTAAAATCAATGATGAGGGATATTAAAGATACCATAGACAAAGATTTTATTGCGAGAGAAAAAACTGATTGATTCTCCCGCTATTTTTTTTAATTTTCTGACTTTATCTCTTCTGTTTTTTCTTGTGGATATGCCTCCCCTACTTTTTCATCCATTAATTTAATAGCATCATTTACTTTGGCAAGCGCTGCTTTAACATCACCCATATGTAAATCATTTCGGATCATTATCAATTCTGCGTGTAACATTCCCGTGATATAGTCACTCATGCTCATGTTTATGCCCTCCCTTTGATAGTAAAATGATTTATTATTTCCTTGTAATGACGGTAGGCGGTTTAATGGCCGCCCCTTTCTGTTTGCCATTTACAGGCTTGTCCGTCATCTTTTTTTCTAATCGCTTTCGCTGCGATTTAGATATACCGTTTTTGATTGCAAGATAAATTTCATTGCGATGAATCTCAACTTCCACAGGCGCATCGAAACATAATTTAACTTGATTGGCGTTGATATCACCTACAGTGATCTCAATGTCATCGCCAATATTTATTACTTCACCTACGCGTCTCGTCAAAACAAGCATATAAACTATTCCTTGTCGGTTAAAATCTGGTGGAGGGTTCATCGTGATCAGCGACTACTACGAGTGGACTCGCTACCCCCCATAACTTTATAAGCGGCCTATCTCCCAAACACTTCGCACTGATAACCCATTTATCAAAAAGTTTGGGTATTCGGCCATAAACTAAAGGGAGTCTGCCAGAATTGCACTGGCTGGCCTTTGTTTGTTGGCAACGTATCTTTTGGATAGTAGTTATTCCAACTAATAGCAGTGAGCCTATCTGCTACTGAGCATTCGCCCACACCGGCTTTCGGGTTTGGAAGATACTTCCTAAACCTAACGGATTTAAAATCCGTATCATCTATAACTAGCGTTTCAGTTTGGCATCTTGCGATCCATTCCAGAGCTAGCCACCTGTCACGTGTCGCTGTCCACGCCGAAACTCCCATAAACTCTTTAATGCGTTACATCGAATACAGACTGAGCAATGCAAAGTTTAACTGCGCCGTCAATTCGATCCTCAACAAATTCTAAAACTTTATTAATCTGTTCATTTGTTAATTCGCTGTGCATGTAACTTATATAATCTGCCTTTACACAAACATCCCTTTTTACTGGCGCATGAAACTTAAAAGGTTCTTCAACCTCTTCAAACTCAGGTTCAGGCGTTTGGCAAACATCTTGTTTTTTGCAGATGAACGATTCTTTAAGCTCGATATGAATTGGCGCTTCGCAGCCATTTTTTAAACATTCAGTTTCGGATGCAATTACAGCAGCTTTACTTTCCTCGTATCGTTTTAATGATTCGAGACGTTCGGCTTCTGCTTTTAGCTCAGCTTCTTTTTTAGCTTGCATGTGCGCAATATCAGCAAGACGTTCGTTTTCCATTTCTTGCTCTCTTCGTTGCTGAATCAAACGATCAGCTTCTACTTTGCGCTCGGCTTCTTCCCGCTCGCGTTTTTCGTTAGCAAGACGTATTTCTTCAACCTTTCTAGTTAGATCCATTTGCTGATAATGATAAGCATTAGCAGTGAAATCATCCCAAGTTGCATCATCAATCTGTTTTACGTGCAGCATAGCGATTTCTATTTGAGCATTATTGAATGTATCGAGATACTCAGTTATATATTTAATACCATTAAATTTAAAACCTAGCCGTGTGAGCGTACTTATACGTTCTTTTAATTTTTCCGCTTCGGCTTGTTCCTTCTCAAGCTTAATGCGTTCTATTTCATCGTCTATTTTCTTCTCTTCATTAGCTAAGTGATTTTCAATAGGCTCTAATAAAGCAGTTATGCGTTTTGCTTCACCGTTAATGCGTCTTTGATATTCAAGTGCGTCTGCGTTTAATTCTTTGCGTCGTTTATCAACGTCGATACGATAGCCTTTGACAACTTTACGCGCTGCATTGACAACTTTAAGGCCATCCTTATCGTCAATTCCCTTGACGACAAGAGGCATGTATTGCGTGGACAGCTCAGAAATAGCGGCATCGCTTACATTAAATTTCTTTAATTCATTTTCAATATCCATATTACGCCTTCACTTCTGTTTGCTTACGCTTATATATTTTTGCTAACTCGTCGTGCTGTTCCTTTGTCTTGCTGATAGCGCGCGCTACGTCTGAGGCGATAATTAAATCATCTACCGTTTGAGCCGCTTCCATTTGTTTTTTTACTTCATCGAATGATGGTGCAGCGCTAGGTTCAGGCTCAGTAATCTCGCCTGTTTCTGGATTAATACCGTTTTGTATTTTTTCCAAATCTTCTTTTGTCAATTCTATTGAGTTTGATATCACATTCCTAACAGCATCAACGCCGAGTTTTGGCGGCTCTTTTGTTTCGATAACATGATAATCTTCTGGTGGTAGATCAATCACTTCCTCACGAATAGCAAGTCCTTTTAATGCGCCCGGTATCGCATCACGCATACAAAATCCTCTAGCTCGCATTTGCAACATGCGCTCAGGGTAGGATATCCATGGACCTGCTTTCTCCCAAAGTTTTGCACGCTTAGCTTGGAGGATGCTAAAGCTTTTGACATTTTCTTCTGGCGCTCCCTTACGCTTGATCGCACAGTAATAGATCATGTCGCCCTTTTCTACTGAGCCTTCATACCATTCTCTATGATATTCATAATGGGGATGATTCATGATAATCGCTAATGCTGCATCGCCATAAATACAAGGTTTGCCATTAATAACAGCGATATTCTGGATTGAGGCGAAAAAATCTAAGCCTACAGATGCACCCATTTGCCAAGCCAAAAATAAAGTCATTGGCTTGTTTTTCATAGCGACTGGAATGAAATCCTCTTTCGCGCATTTCTCACAAAATATCATTGCGTCATTATAGTTAGTCGGCATAAACATTTGCGATGCTAATGCGGGTGATAAAAATTTAGTTTGATGTTCTGTTTGAGTTTCTGTCATATTATTTCTCGCTTAGTCTGAATGATCGAACGCCATTTTTATTTGCTTTCCATGTAGCCAGTATCTTGTCATCCTTTTTTAACCCATCGTTTGCACCGATGAATTTAAGAATTTGTGTCATGATATTTTCTTCGATAAATGCAACTTGATCTTTTTGCTTGCGAACTTTTTTCAGCATATCGAGTTGATCAATGATTTCGTCTGATGCTTCGATAAATGTGCCATTCGTGCGAGTGAATCGCATTTTGCAATCTTTCATATTGACTAGATCAGGAGCAATGTCAGCTAGAACATGATTGTTCCAGAAATTTGTTACTGCATTTTCAATGTCTGTAATCAAACGTTCATCGCGCTTAAAGCGATATATTACGGATTTTCTATAATTCAAAAAGAAAGCGATGAGATCAATTTCATCATAGCCAGTACATGCGAGCTGATGCTGCACTTGTAAAACATATTCAGGCGGCACTTGATCGGTGCCCGCCTCGCCCCACTTCGAAGGATCAAAAGTGACGGCTTTAATTTCAGTCAGCTTGCGTTTGCCAATGACGTAACGATCAGGATGGCAAAGCATAAAGGGAATTCGTGGATGAATAACAGTTTCGGCTCGATATTCAAGCTTCTCCCCTGTTTCTAGCTCATAACGTTTTGAGATGACAGGCTCAAGCTCATGACCCCACCATTGATAATCATTTAAGTCTTGCTCACGCTCCATCTTTCCTGTTTTCTCTAACCAGAGCTGATAAGGCGTGCAATAAGAGTTGGGAATTTCTGGAAATAGAATAACGGCATCACTTGCCCCTATTCCATTTTGTCGTGCAGCTATTTGTTCGAGTGTCAGCATTTATGCACTCCTGATATCCCGCGCACGTTCGAGATCATCAAAATGTCGATGTTCATCATCTTCGCTCGCAAAGGGATAATAAGGGCTACGCTCTTCGTGATGATCTTCATCATAGTGACAATGAAGACATACGCAGGATTGATCGTGATTGTCTGCCAAGCTTGCATCTCCTCTAGGAAATTCTCTGCAAGTGGCGAGCTGATTCCATTCATTTGTCGCTCATTCTCCTTAATGACATGCCACTATACAAAAAAATGTGGCGAAGCGCCACATTTATAAACGAAAAAAATTAACCCTCTAGTAAGGCCGCCTGTTCGAACTTATCTCGAAGGTCAACCATTCTTTGATAGGTGGCTCGCCCGACAATATCACCGGCTGACCTATAATTTATCAATATATCTTGATGAAAGCTCTTCATCCCCTCGACTAATAGGCCGCCCAAATAAAACAGGTGCATAGAAGCCAATCTGTGATCCTTACCATCATGGTTGTTTGACATATAAAACCCCTTATTGTTTTTGTTAAAGACGGGGCTAGTTTATCATCTTGATTGCAAAATGCAATCATTTCACCATCAAAATGCAATCAAAATAATGTCAAAATGCAATCAACCTTCCTCTAGTTCTTTTAATTTTAGCTTTATAGCGTTTCTCAATATCTCAATATAAATAGCATTTTTTGTTTGGCCTGTGAGGCGTTGAATGCGATCAATATCCTTTAGATAATATTCTGGAATGCGAATGGTAATGGCGACCTTATTAACCTCTCTCTCTTCAAGCTCATTTTTTTCGCCTCCCCTCGCGCCATCTATAAAGTTTCTCGCTAATTTCTCTTTCTCTTGAAGAGATAAAGGAGGACGCGCAAAGCCTTTTTTTATCTTATTAGGTTTATCCATTATGATAATGCCTCCTGATATAACGCATTAATTTCTGCCTCTGCTTTTTTATCAATCCCTAGTTCATTTACTGAGCTACCAGAGTTTGCCATTTTCCTAAAAGCTATGCGCTCATAAATCACCGTGTTAGCAAGCTGTATATGCTCAAAGCCCGCTTCCTCAAAATATTTTCTTGCATCGTCGATTTCTGCTACATGCGGATTTGGGGAGGCTTGATTTAGAAAAACAAGGAATTTTAGACGTTCGTTAATAATCTTTACTTCTCCGACAAGCTTATCGAGCTTAGCGAGAGTCCAAAGATCAAATTGCGAAGGACGCAATGGGGATATGGCAATATCGGCAACAATCAAGCCTGAGCGTAGCTCGATGGTATCCTGACCGCCTGTGTCAATGACTATATCTTGATATTTTTTTTTAAGTGAGAGTATATCACTGCGTAAATTTTTACCTAATTTTTGCACACTAGTTATTCTAGGTAAAACATTATTACTGTCTCTAAGCACACACCAATTCGAAGCGTTAGGTTGTGTTTGCTCTGCATCAATCAGAATAACATCGCCGCCTTCGATCTGTCTCATTACAGCAAAATTTACTGCAAACGTTGTTTTCCCTGTGCCGCCCTTCTCTCCACCTACTAAAATTATCATTATTAATCCCTTTTATTGAAAATATTTCAAAAGTGAAAATGCAATCAAAATGACGGCATTATGTAATCATAATGCAAGTATAGTCATTACATAACGCAATCATAATGTAGTCAATGTGCAATCAAAATGCAATATTTTTTAATAAAATCTGAGGCTTGCAACCCTTGTTAAAATCTGTAAGGATGTGTGAAGTTTTTAAATGAATTGGATAAAAGGAAAGCGGGATGATCTTAAAACGATCTTCCCCGAATCTAACTTGCTTGATCGGCCGGGTAGGATTCGGGGAGGCTAATTCGTTTGTTTCAGGTGCAATTGTACCGAGCGAACGAACAAAAAAGCAAGCGTTAATTTATGTACAGCCGTCGCATCATAAGCGCCGCACGCCCTTTCTTGAAAAAGCGAAAGAATTAATCACTGACGCACTCAACAATCCTTTCGATTATGATCTCGGTCATATTTTCTGGCACCGTGATAAACCGAACAAAAATGGTGTCTATCGCAAAGTACGCAGCGAGCAGCGCGAATCAATGACGCTACGCGTGGGTCGTTTCATCATGCACCACGTTCACGTCGCAAGCCTATCGCTAGGCCACTTTGTAAAAGAATTAAACGATTTTCACTATTACGACTATACCTACATAGCAAAGACTATAGGAATCAATTTATCGCAGGTAAAACGCACGATGGCGCGATTCATCAAAGCGGGGTACGTCTCAGTCGAGCAAAGGAAAAAAAAGCGATTAGATGGCTCCTACAGCAGCTTAGCGCCCATCATAAGGATTAATATCAGGTTGTTCTATGATTTAGGCATCGATAAAAACATCATTAAGTTTCACGTAGAACGTTTTACTAAGCGTTTTGATAAAGAAAAGAACAAGGCAGGGCGCGACAAAGAACAGAAGCCACCGCTCTTTGAACCACCATCGTCAAGTAACTCAAAAGCACAACAAAAGGCTATGGCTGAAATTCGTAAGGCTCTAGCTGGACTCACTGATAAATTCAAAATTAATAGCAGTTGATAGCAAATGATAGATAAAACGGTATTAACCCCGATGGACTGCTATGTCTGCGGGTATTTTTGTTTATTTAAAATACAACTTAACTACCTACGTTCATGCGTTAAGTCATACCATTTTGTTGGCTTCAACAAAATGCCCACAGAATACCCACAGATCAATCAAATAATTGTTTTAAAAACCTTATTAAGTGCGATTCTAAAAACACGGTATATCTTTACAAAGACCTAGTATTTTATTTTGTTTATTTTTTAATCTTTTCCAAGAAAGAGATAATTGATCGAAATATCGAGAGCTTCAGCTACTTTTAAAAGAAAACGAATGTCAGGCCGTTTCTTGCCACGCTTGCCCCTTTCGTAATCACAAATAACGGTATGAGATGAAGCGCCTGCTTTTTTTGCAAGCTGTGTTTGAGTAAGCCCCTTTTTAAGACGCGCTTGTTTTATACGCTGCCCTAACGTTGAAGTTATTGCCATAAGGAATCCGTCCTTTTTAATTATAATAATGCGAACTGTTAAATCAAAAAATTGATAATTCGCAATAAATGTTCATCAACCACTTGAGGTTGTCGTAATGTGGCGGTATGCTACATTCTCCCTGAAGCATAGTGGTAACGTTTTTTTTCATAAATAGCAAAAAGACACCACGGGAATGAAAAGGGCATACCCAATAAAAGGATTTTATTGAATGAAAGATATAAATCACTACGAAAGTCTGGAAGATGCTTTAATGTTTTGCATACGCGCAAGTAACAGGGAAGTTAAGGCAGTGGCCGCAGCTCTATGGCCTTCTGATAGATTAGAAACATCCTACCCTCGATTAATAGATGCACTCAACCCATCGAAACGTCAAAAACTTTCAATGGATGAGATCATTTTCATTATGAATTTTTGCAATCGCTTTGACCCATTGTATTACATGTCAGATCGATGCCTTCATGAGCGTCCTAAAATGCGTTGCGTTGAAGCAGAGCAAAAAATGATAACAGAGCAATTCGAGGAGCTCATGTCTACAGCGACAAAATCTTATCAAAAAATTGTACAACTTACTAAGCAACGAGACGAAATCGAAAAAATTCGTTCGTTTTCGTTTGCTGATGAACTCGATAAAAATATGGGCTAGTACATGGAAAGGGATTTTCTAGGTGAACAGAGAAGAATTGGACGCACTATATGAATCTGACGAGTTTTTATTCAAACTTTACTTTGCAGGGCTAAGGCGATATATGGATTATTCGACTGGAATAGTGGGTGGAAGTAAGAGACGTATTTCATTGAGATCATTACAAGAGATCATGTTTGTGAATCCTCGAAGTGGTGTTCTTAAAAAAAATACCGGAATTCCTCATGAAAGTAAAATTCGACGGGCAATCAAACAACTTACAGAAATTGGGTTGATTCGAGCCATTAGTCGCGGGAAGTATCTAATTTTTGAACTGCCTTTTGCTACAAGGGATCAATCCGCGAGAAAACAGGCCGACGTATTCTCGACACCCTATCCCGACGGGGAACCCGACACCAATATTCATACTAAGAATACAGATAAAAGGAGGCTTGTAGAGGA